TTCAACCTTTTTATCAGTCAACTGCTCAGGTGTTGGAATAACTAAGTGCTCACCAATAACAGCATAAGTAGTTGGCTTATCAATAACTTTACTGTAACGCTCTTTATAGCCAGTGATTAATTCGTCTTTGTCCGTATCGTTTACTGCACTAGGGAAACCTTTAATATTATCAATTGCCCATTGTGCGTCAATTACATTTTGATCATCATGCCCTGCATTAGCATAGGCAAATTCACGTAATGATTTATAAGATTGATTAATTACAGCGTTGGTTGTGTTCATAAAGACTCCAATAAGATTAAACTACGATTAAACTACGAATTAACTAATGTTTCCATCAGTTATGAATATCTTACCTGACACCGCTCTACTTGTCAAATCCATTTATAAGTGGGTAACTAAATAGCGACCTCGGCACGCGCTCGCTTCGCCCACGCGACCAAAGATAACTGGCTTCAAAACATGGGGACAAAAAAAAGGACAGCCTAAGCTGTCCCAAAGTACTACGGAGAATTCTAGTTACAGACGATTTCGTATTTGTCTACTGTTCTAAGCTCTGTGCCAACCTTGACCTTGCGACATGTCTCGCCGTCTTCTACAGATACATCCAGAGATACACATAGGTCATTGTAGTAAGAGTCACCAAACCGGAAAGTGCGCTCTGCATACGACTCGCCGACCCAATCCCTACTAGATGCGTTACCAATTAGCGCGTCAAGGTAGGCAAGCACAGATGTTAATGGTTTAGATTTCAAACCGTCTGTAGATTTAATGTGTAGACGGACATAGATACCGTATGTGCCTTCTACTGTTTTATGTGTATCCATCCAGTAATGCGATACATTCAGGCACTGCGATACCATCTTAACGATGTTAATACCGCGCTTGAAATCTGCCTGTTTGATCTCGTTTATCTTTGCATTGCAGTCTTTGATACGACCGCGCTGTTCGTTGATCAATTGCATTTGCTCTTGTTTTGCTGTGCGAATTTTCATTTGGGTCTCCGTTTAATAATTAAGATTAACTACAATAAGCTGATTCGGTTTTGCTGAATCAGTGAGTGCATTATGACCTAAACCAAACTATATGTCAAGTTATAGCGCTCCCACCCATACCCGACCCCCCAAAATCTTTGTGGGACTCCACCGCTCTCTTTACCCCATGATCCACATAAATAACCCCGGTATTTTACCTTTTACCCGGATTTAAATGGTACTTACTGCCGGTAATTAACGCATAACTGTACTTATTTTTTACGTAACTTATTGATTTTAAACAACCTCGTCGAATTACACATGCCTATTCATTTTACAAAACAAACTTATTTAAATTACCCCTAAAACGCAGAAAAGGCGCCCTACCTGCCCTGAATTACGCAGAAGTAGTTTTCAAATTCCTCTGGCAAGTCTGGCAAGCACGCCTTGAATTACACAAATACAGAAATAAGCGGCGCTAATCCGCGTACAATAAGTTAAAACCAAACTATTTTGGATATCTGCTAGCAGAAGTCTAATATAGCTTAACCTATTGATTACAAACATATATACCGAATTACACATGGGGCTTGACTTTCCCGTTTTGTTTCCCAGTTTCCCAGACCCCACCCCCTCTAATATAGGAACACCCCCCGGTAGGAGTCCCAAACATCATTTAGTAAAAATAATATTTACAAAAAATAAGAAACTCATATACAATCCACGTAACTGCTAAGGTATGTTTCGTAAACATGATTACACACGATGTAATAGTTCCACACATAGAAGAAAACATTCCCCTGCCGCATAACGCCGCGGAAGCATTACCGTCTTTGACTCCAGCCCAAGAACTTACTATGCGGGCTAATGTCGCTAAGTTGGTGTCTGATCTAACAGGTCAACCTATATCTCCAACTGAAGACAACAAGAAAGAAGCCATACAGTTAGCCCAGCAGATGGTGTCTGACCCACAGCATAGACCTCAATTTGCTCAGTATAAGAATGAAACACTTGCGTATTTAGCTGGGATGGTTGCCCAGATGAATACATCTATAGTGGATGAACTATCCGAACTCAAACTATATGTAGTAAATAAACTGCTATTTGAGATAGAAAATACCCCAGATTCTAAGTCTAGGTTGTCAGCACTAAGAAGTTTGGGTGAAATTGACGGAGTTGACGCATTTAAGAAACGCTCAGAGGTCACGGTCAAAGTGCAACCCATTGAAGAAGTTGAACAAATGTTGTTTGCGACTATAGAAAGTCTTGCTCATAAAACTATAGAGAGTGAAGCACGACAAATAGTAGATGCCGAATATGCAGACAACGCTAGCCTCAAGTAACCAACTTAAAATAACCCCAGAACAGCTTGCTGTGCTTAGAGCGCACTTGCCTAATATGGAGGAAAAGCAGAAACGTAAGACATTAGAGCTGCTTAAGATCTATGATTCACATGTCACACGTAATTTAGGCAAAGATTCGTTCTTAGATTTTGTCAATCATGTGTACCCGGGGTATAAAGTAGGCCCACATCACCTAAAATTGGCTAGAATTTTTGAAGATATAGCCGCTGGAAAGAAAAAACGGGTCATAGTTAATATTGCACCGCGTCATGGCAAGTCAGAATTGATCAGTTATCTCGCTCCAGCGTGGTTTTTAGGCAAATATCCGCAGAAAAAGGTCATAATGGCCTCACATACGGCGGATTTAGCGGTAAATTTTGGTCGTAGAGTGCGAAATCTGGTTGGATCTGACCCATATAGGGACATTTTTCCTCAAATTGAGCTACAAGCGGACTCAAAAAGCGCATCTAGATGGGGAACTAACTTTAATGGTGAGTATTTTGCTATTGGTGTTGGTGGCGCTCTAGCTGGTCGCGGTGCTGACTTGTTTATTATTGACGACCCACATTCAGAACAGGATGCTAAAACAGGGCGGGCTGAGGTGTTTCTTCCCGCGTGGGAGTGGTTTCAGTCTGGCCCTTTGCAACGTCTTATGCCCGGTGGGGCTATTATTATAGTGATGACTCGGTGGTCAAAGTTAGACTTAACTGGGCAAATAGTGCGGCAGTTGGAGAGAGATGATGGGGTGGATGATTGGGAGGTAGTGGAGTTTCCCGCTATTAAAGATGATGGGGAAGCCCTTTGGCCTGAGTTTTGGCCTGTGGAAGAACTATTAGCCAAAAAAGCCGCCTTAGATGTTAGGTACTGGAACGCCCAGTATATGCAGCAACCTACCTCTCAAGAAGGTGCTTTGATCAAACGAGAGTGGTGGAACATGTGGGAAAAGGATGATCCCCCTGAGTGTGAGTTCATTATTATGAGTTTGGATGCCGCCCAAGAGACTAATAATAGAGCTGACTATAACGCCCTTACGGTCTGGGGGGTGTTCTTTAATGACGTAAGTAATAACTACGCGATCATACTATTGGACTCAATTAAGAAGCGGTTGGAGTTCCCAGAGCTGAAAACGCTGGTGTTTGAGAAGTATAAACAGTGGGAGCCAGACTCGTTTATTGTTGAAAAGAAATCTAATGGCGCAGCACTTTACCAAGAGATGAGGCGGATGGGAGTCCCGATAAGTGAGTTTACCCCGGGTAAAGGTCAGGACAAAGTATCTCGCGTTAATGCCGTGTCCGCTCTATTTTCTGGTGGTATAGTATTTGCACCTTATCACCGTTGGGCTATGGAAGTCATTGAAGAATGTAACGATTTTCCTAGCGGTTTGAACGACGACTTAGTAGACTCTACTACTTTAGCTCTCCTTAGATTTAGGCAAGGGGGGTTTATTAAGCTCCCGTCCGATGAGAAGGATGAAGACTATCTATATAAGTTCCGCAAAAAAGCGGCTTACTACTAAGGATTAATTATGGCTACTAATATGTTTCCCGCGCTGTCCCAAGCCCCGTTAGGGTTAGATTCAATACCAGAAGATATTGAAGAAGGCCCCGGCATTGAGATTATGATTGAAAACCCTGAAGGGTTACAGATTGGCATGGATGGTATGACTATTGACCTAATGCCTGAAGATGAAGAGTCAGAAAGTGACTTTGACAGTAATCTAGCTGAGGACATGAACGAGGGCGACTTACGCAAAATTGCTGGCGATCTGTTGGAGATGGTTGATTCAGACATCAATAGTCGTAAAGACTGGACAGAGATGTACGTCAAAGGGCTAGATGTACTGGGTATGAAGTATGAAGAACGGACTGAGCCTTGGAACGGTGCATGTGGGGTGTTCTCTACAATCCTTACGGAAGCTGCTATTAAGTTCCAGAGTGAGACAATAATTGAGACATTCCCAGCTCAAGGGCCAGTTAAGACTGAGATTATTGGGTTGTTGGATAAAGAGAAAGAAGAAGCCGCTGAACGTGTCAGAGATGACATGAACTTCCAGTTAACCGAAGTGATGCAAGAATACCGTCCTGAGCATGAACGGATGTTATATAACTTAGGGCTAGCAG